CCTCCAGGCCAAACTGAAAGGCTTCGGCGGTGCGATCCGTCTCGCAACCACAGCCTTGGCGGGGTTCGCGGCAGTCCAGCTCATTGGCCGCCTGACGGAGATCGCCGACTCCTATACGAACATCCAGAACCGACTGCGTACCGTGACCGAAGGCCAAGAGCAACTGGCAACGGTCACTAGTGAACTGTTCGCGATCTCCAACCGCACGCGCAGCTCATTCGAGGCGACGGCCGAGGTGTACGCGCGCGTCGGGCTTGCGGCCAAGGAAGCGGGCCGGTCGCAATCGGAGATGCTCAGGTTCACAGAATCCCTCAACAAAGCCGTGATCCTGAGTGGTGCTTCGGCCGAGACAGCACGGGGGGGGCTCATCCAGCTCTCTCAGGGGCTCGCATCTGGAACCCTCCGGGGCGATGAGCTGAATTCCGTCATGGAGAGCCTGTCCGTTGTCGGGGATGTGATCGCACAGCAGCTCGGTATCACGCGCGGCGAACTCAAGAAGATGGGCGAGCAAGGCAAGATCACGGGCGATATCGTGCTCGACGCGTTCAAGAACGCGCGCGAGGAGCTTGATGAGCGCTTCGCGGAGGCCGTGCCTACCGTTGGCCAGTCCTTCACCGTGCTGCGGAACAACGTCACGGGACTCGTCGGAGCGTTCGATCAGGCATCGGGCACGACAGCCGGCGCGTCGAAGGCGCTGCTCTATCTCGCTGACAACATCCGAACGATCATCGATGCGACGGGCATCGCTGCGACGGCAATCGGAACGACACTCGCCGTTCAAGCGATCCCGGCGGCCACGCGCGCGTTGACGGTCTTTGCGACGACTGGCATCGCCAGCGCGGTTGCCGGTCTCCGGACGTTGACGGCGGCCGTGGCTGCGAACCCATTGGGCATCATCGCGGTTGGTGCTGCCACCGCGACATCGGCACTCCTGATCTTCGCAGACCGCGCGGTGCGCGAGGCCGAAGCCCGGGCGGATGCCCTGGGCGTGAAAGCCCGCGAGGCCATGGAGCGCAACAAGGAGATGCGCCGGTTACAGATGGGCGATGTTGGGCCGCAACTTCCACCGGATCTGCTGTCCGAACGGAATGCGGCAAGTGCGAAGGCCCAGGCCGATGCGCTCCGCGCTGCAGAACAGGCCGCCGAAGCCGAGGCAGAGATCATACGGCAACGTGAGGCTGCCCTGGCAGAAGAAGAGAAACGCCGCGTCTCGGTCGCGGAATCGGCTCGAGGGATCAACGAAGAGATGGCCAGGGAAGTCGACCTTCTCCGGATGAACGCGCAGGAGCGCGAGGTGTCCAACCGTCTCCTCACCATCGAGCAGGAACTACGTTCGGCGGGAGCCACGGAAGAGGAAACGGAGTCGATTCTGCGCGAGACCGAGGCCATGGTCACGAGAAACGCTGAGTTTGCGAGGCTCGGCGGTCTCCTGGATGAAATCCGAGGTCCGCAGGAAGATCTCGCCCAGCGGGAAGAAGACCTGAACAAACTCTTTTTCCTTGGAGCGATCAGCGCTCAGCAGTTCACATCCGAGCTCGAAAATCTGCGAGAGGCGAGCGCGAAGACTGCGGAGAGTGTCACACAAGATGCAACCTCGCTGGATGGCATCGGCAAAACACTCGGAGAAGTCCTGTTTGACAATGCGCTGGACGCGCTCACGAACTTCAAGGCTACGTGGCGCGACTTCATCGATGGGCTTCTGCAGGACCTCACCCGTGTCGCAGCGAACGCAGCACTCAGCGCGCTTTTCAAGGGGATCGGGATCCCGACCGGATTCCAGCATGGCGGTTCCTTCCAAGTTGGAGGGTCCGGTGGTCCCGACAGCCGTGTCGTCGCCTTCCGCGCGTCACCCGGCGAGCGCGTGACGGTGAGCCCGCAGGGCCGAAGCGCCCCGCCGCAGTCCATGGCGCCCCCGGTCGTGAACATCATCAACACGATCGACCCGCGCTCGATCGCGGATGTCATGCGCACGCGCGAAGGGCAGCAGAGCATCATCAACGCGATCTCGCTCAACAAGGCGACCGTCAGGCAGGCAATCGCATGAGCTGGATTTTCGGCACTTCCACAGACTGGATTGATCTGTCGAACGACGTCGTTGCGGCCGCAACCGGTACGAGTCTGCAATCGGTGGATTCGATCGCGGCCGGTGGGACGGGTTACGCCGTCGACAACATTCTGACGCTCTCGGGCGGCACCGGCACGATCTCGGCGCAGGTTGAGGTGACATCTGTCAGCGCTGGCGCGGTCACGGGCGTTCGGATTTACCAGGCCGGCCTCTACTCCGCGGCGCCAGGCGATCCCGTGGCGACGACCGGGGCCGGCTCTGGTTGCACGTTGAATTGTACGTTCGCGACCAACGGATGGACGGCCGAGCGGAACACGGCATACTCTGGGAGTGAGCGCGAGGTCATCCTGAACGGCTCGGGCGACGGCGGGGATGAGATCTTCATCGGATGGCGGACCTACAGCAGCGTGCCCGGCGACTACTACAACTGGGAACTGAACGGCTTTACGGGGTTCGACTCCGGTCTGACGACGCCACAGCAGCCCGGTGTTTCCCCGGGGAAATGGAACGCCGCGAGTGGCTTCCGCGCGGGGGCGTACCTTCCGCTCGATAACGCATCGATCGGCTATGCCATGAGCATCACTCCGTACCGAATCATCCTCGTCGCGATCGTTGGCTCTTCATACTTCAACGCAATTCTCGGATGGGCGAACCGATACGCCACTGAGGGCGAGTTCCCCTACCCGCTCCTCGTCGGCGGGTGCATGTCGGAGTTCAATGGCACGTCGGGAAGCTCGGGATTGCGCTCCGGGCTCGTCGATCCATGGCGGACCGCTGGAACTGAGGGACAGGACCGTGGGCCGATGTTCATTCGCTCCACCGATGGAACCTGGATCGAGGTGCGGAACGCGCAAATATCTGGCTCGACGAAGACGGAAAGCCGAACCTGCGTCGTGATCCCCGCAGGCCGGCCCGACGGAAGCATCAACGGGGCGGTATCGCCGCAAAATGACCGGTTCACCCTGGTGGACGCCAGTTGGGGCGAGGTGATCCCGCTCACGGCCGCGATTGGAGCCTCTACCGCGAACCTTCAGCCGACGCCAGGCACGTTGAACCGAACGCTTCTCTTCCCGGCGACGATCGTACTCTCGACTCCCGCCAAGCAGATCCTGGCCGATCTGCCAGATGTCTTCTGGATCAGCGGCTTCGGGGCGATCGGCAGTGAGGACCGAATCCGCATTCCAGGCGGCGCCGCGTACCGCGTCTTCCAGAACTGCAACCGCACCGAAAACTACGCCTATTTGGCGGTCAAGGAGATCTAGTGCCGTACGAGACCGGGACCGCCACGAGCATCGAAGATCTTGTCTCGAAGTTCGATACGTTCATCACGGCGAACGGCTTCACTCGCGACGAGCTCGATCTCTCAGCGAACTACGGCACATGGCACGAGACGGGCGGCACGCTCTACTTTTCCCTCCGGTGGGACGCCACCGCGCAGACCGATCTCGCGATCTACCAGTCCACGGGATGGACGTCGGGGCAAGCACCGCATCAGCAGCCGGACGACTCCGGCGTGGGCACAACCGCCATCCCGATCGCCAGCGGCCGACGGGTGAACTTCGTTTCGGTAGGCCCCTTCACGGCCTACCACTTCTTCATCAACGCGACGGGGGATTATGTCCACGTCGTGGTCGAGGTCGACGCCGGGAGGTACAGGCATTTCGGGTTTGGGAAGCTGACGAAGGTGGGAGACTGGACGGGCGGTGACTATGCTTATGGGCATTTGTGGGATCAAGGGGTCGCGCAGATCGATGATCCTACTAACATCTCCAACTATCTCGGCTTGGACGCAGGCGCTTCAACGCCGAACCAGGCCACGATGCAAGTTCAGGGGTTGCCCGGTGTCAGTGCTGCGAGTCGGTGGATGGTTGTGGGGGCCGCGAATACGCCAGGAACGGACCGTGCCGGAAACGTACGCGTTTCGGGGACGGGGGGCGCACGAGGCGGGCTGTGGCCTTACTACATCGCGTGGATCCCGAGTTCGGCGCTGAATGTTTATATCCCACTGACCCCGATTCCCGTCGTCTACCGCGACAAGACGACGACGCCACATACCTGGTACTGGATGGGGGTACAGCCCGACAAGGCCATCGTGAACATGACGAACTTCAACCCTGGCGACGTGATCACGATCGGCGCAGACACGTGGATGGTCTTCCCGTGGGTTCGCAAGCAGTTCCTCCAGGCCAACACCGAGGAGTCGTGGAACGCCGGATACGCCTACAAGAAGATCACGTAGATGGCGAACTTCGACGGTTTCCTTGAGATCGGGATCAGCGATGAGTCGGGCGCTGGCGACCGCTACCAGGGCGGGTTCTCGGTCAACATCTCTCCCATCGATCTCCCGGCGACGTTCTACCGCGCAATCATCGTTCCGGCCTTCTCGCTCGCGAGCGGCTCCCACCAAGACCCCCTACCGACGCCGCCGGTAACCGCTTCCTTCCTTGCGGCCACCGATCCGTCTACGATCGGCATTCACTGGTTCGAGAAGATTTGGTCACGCCCACAGCGGCTTGAACTCGGGAACATCGTCACGTCCATCACGCGCGAAATCGAGATCTACAACTCATGGCGGGAAGAGGACCGGATCTGGAATTCGGCCACGAACAACGCCGGGCCTGGCGTCTTCTTCTCAGGCCTGCCGTCCTTCCCGTCGACGATCAATCGGCAGCACTCGGCGATCTTCTTCGTGCTCGTGTCGACGTCGGGCCCACCGGTCATCGACGGGACGCTCGACTTCGGGTTCGATCTCGGCATCGTGGTCATCATTCCCATCACCGGGGTCCGTGTCGTCATGTTCCCCTACATCCCCGAGCAGCCGATCTTCGAGGAACTGGCGTTCAGAACCAACATCATCCAGGCCACGGACGGGAGCGAGCAACGCATCAGCCTGCGGAAGCACCCCCGCCAGTCTTTCGACCTTCGGGTCAAGACGGAACTCGGCACCGAGCGTCAGCGGCTACAGGCACTCCTCTTCGGCTGGCATCCTGGCGTCTTTGGGGTCCCCGTGTGGTTCGAGGCGCGCTACCTCGGAGCAGACGCGGCAGCCGGTGCGTTCACGATCGCGGTCGATACCACGTTCGGAGACTTCCGGTTGGAGTCGCTGGCGATCGTGTGGGAGTCCTCCGAGAAGTTCAACGCGCTCGAGATTGAGTCGATGACCGCGACCTCGCTCACGTTTTCCTCGCCGCTCACGGAAGCCTTCACGGCCGGCCAGGCACTCGTCATTCCGCTTCGGGTGGCAGTCACGGGAACGGACATCGATGATGCACGCTCGCTCGTCAACCTCGACGAGATCGGGATCCGCTTCGAGGTGATCGACAACCAAGTGGATATTGGATCGACGGCCGCCTTCGCCACGCACAACGGCAAGGTACTTCTCGAGGAGCCGAACCTGGTCGCCGGCAGCACGCTCCAGGACAATCTGAACCGCCGCATCGATCGACTGGACAACGAGATCGGATCGCTCATCCAGTACACCGACTGGGCGGCGTCGCACTTCGCATCCCGAAAGGGGTTCCTTGCCCCCAGCTATCAGCGCGTGTGGGAAGTCCGGCAGCTGATGCACGCCCTGCGCGGAAGCCAAGTGAC